GTCCTACATGCCGAACATGTTTGCGAAGCATTCTTACGCGCTGGTATCCGCGCTGACTTTGTGACAGGCGAAACTCCAAAAGAAGATCGCGCCGAAATGCTTCATGATCTGGAGTTCGGTGATCTGCAAGTTGTGGTAAACGTCATGGTTCTAACGGAAGGTTTCGACGCTCCACCTGTGTCATGTGTGGTTCTTACACGCCCATGCTCGCAAAAGGGTACAATGGTTCAGATGATTGGTCGTGGACTGCGCATCGTTGATCCTGAGATTTACCCAGACACAATCAAAACAAATTGCATCGTTATGGATTTCGGTACGTCCATCATTACGCATGGCGCACTGGACGAAACAGCAAACCTAGACGGCTCAGAGAAAAACGCAGGAGGTGACGCACCAACAAAAGTGTGTCCAGAGTGCGAAAGCGAAGTCGCATCCAACACGAGAATCTGTCCGATATGCGAACATGTGTTCGAGTTACGCGAGAAGAGCGAGCTAATCGACTTCGTAATGACAGAGTATGACCTCATGCAACTGTCGCCGTTCATGTGGATTGACCCGTATGGCACTGGCACTGTGATGATGGCTACAGGCTTCAATGGCTTCTCTATGGTAGGCAAGGTCGGAAGTTACTGGGTTGCCATTGTGAAGGCGCAGAATGGGCGTGCTAGGATCGTTTCTATCGGTGAGAAAGTGCAAGCCATGTCAGCGGCAGATGATTTCCTAAGAGAGATCGAAGACAGCACTGCCGCGAACAAATCAAAGCGTTGGTTAAACCAAGCGGCAACACCAAAGCAGAAACAGCTTTTGCGTAACAATGGCGTGCAAGTAAGCGAGATGGACTTCTCGTGGACTAAGTACAAAGCAGCTTGTTGTTTAGGGTACTATTTTAATCGTACACAAATTGATAGACTGATCGCAGATAATTGGAAAAAGATAACGGGAGAAGACTATGGAAAGGTCTGAAACATTAGATACGGCAAAAGAATACGTTACCAAAGACCGCGCCGCAACGCATGGTGACATGGAGTCAAACTTGACAACTATAGCAAATCTTTGGTCAATTTATTTGGACACGCTAATCAAGCCGCATGACGTAGGGGCTATGATGGCTATGCTTAAAATCGCTCGCATAAAGTCTAACCCTAAAAATCATGACAATTGGATTGATGGATGTGGTTACTTGGCGTGTGGCAACGAATTGTCTAATAAGGGAAGTTAATGCCAAGATTTGAGATGTATCTTTTTATGGTCGAGACTGATCAGGGCAAAGTGGAAAGCTCTGAATCTGAGGTCGTGTGTTGGGTAAAAAACAGCAACGACATGCACGAAGTTCAGTCTGTGGCTAATGAGATCATCAACGACAGGATCGAAGAGGCCGACAATACGGTCATGTTCGGAAGCGCAAGCATTATGGTTCACGGCGAAGAAGTTCTCAATTTGGGCTTCAGAAATAATGAGCTTGACCCAGAGCAGATAAATAAAGTTATAGATTTATTTTCAACAGAAGAAGAGGAGACAATACATTGAATGACGTAACAACAGCGCCAAAGCCCATGAAGGAGTTGGCCCACATACTCGGTAAGTTCGGGTGGGATAAAAGGTTTTGTGACCTCACCGAAGAACAAGTCCAGACATTGATATTTGGAATACAAGAATCACAAAAACTAGCAGCGGAGATTGAAATTGGAACCCTCGAAGACACCTACTTTAAGTCAACAGGCACTTGGCCCTCTACTTCAATCCCATTCTAGGGTGGATCATGTAGCAGAAAGCATCAAAGAGGCCGTGGACAAGGCTATCGTTTCTAACGAAACAAAGAGGGAGCGCAGAAAATATATCGGCGCATCCAGTATTGGCGATGAATGCTCGCGCAAAATACAATACAGATACCTCAACTACCCAATAGACCCTGACAAAGCGTTTAGCGCCAAGACACTGCGCATCTTTCAGTTCGGGCATGAGATTGAGGATTACGCCGCAAAGTGGCTGAGAGACGCTAATTTCGATCTTAGAACGGAAGACAAGGACGGAGGCCAGTTCGGGTTCTCAATCGCAGATGGTGAGATACGCGGTCACATAGATGGCGTGATCTGTGGTGGTGATGTAGATATGGGTTATCCCGCACTGTGGGAATGCAAGTCAGCAAACGACAGCAAGTTCAAAGGATTTGTGCGTCACGGTGTAGAAAAGGCGAACAAAACATACGCAACTCAGTTGGCATTGTATCAGACATATATGGAGCTAACCGAAAACCCTGCGTTGTTTACGGTAATCAATAAAAACACCTCGGAAGTGTATTATGAGCTAGTGCCATACAATAAGGCTTTGGCTCAAGAGGCAAGCGACAGGGCGGTGAATATCTTGACGGCATCAAAAGCTGGTGACATTCTACCCCGTATCGCTCAAAGTAAAGATTTCTTCCTATGCAAGTTCTGCGAATTTCGTGAAACTTGTTGGAATGGGTAAAAAATATGGGACGCGCTTGGACGGCGGCATCCCATATTTAGTAGTAAAGTTGTGGATAGGGACAAGATAATGAATGTTTTAAATTTTGGCAAGACGCCCAGAGAGGTAACAGAGAGAATTTCAAGAGAAGTTCCCCGTAGTGTCCAATTGAGCGCACTAATCGAAACGTTCCCTCAAGGGGTACAGCGCGGCAAAGAGTTTTTCATCGGATCATTGCAGGGCGAAGCGGGTCAATCACTGCGCATAAACATTGATATTAGCAGTCCGTGGTTCCTGACAGGCAAAGACTTTGAGTCTGGTGACGGCATCGGTGGCATCTGTAAGGTATTTAAAGAAGCACGCGGATATTCCCTATCTGAATGCGTGGATTACTTCAAAGATTACATCTCAGCAGACTACGTTGCTCCGCCAGAAAACATTGTTAAGCCGAACAATCCAGTTAATTTCTCAGTAATGGCAACTCCTCCGCCCCCAGCAGTGCAGCCAGAACCCGAACAAAAGCGTACAATCAGTCCCAGCACGCCGTTCGAAGACGAATATTCATACACTGATGCTGATGGCGTTGTCCTCGTAACAGTTAGAAAATACTTTGATCGTGATGCAACCGGAGAAATTGTTCGGGATAGTGCTGGCAAGCCTAAGAAACAATTCCGTCAGTTTATGGATGGTCGCCAAGGCATTCCTGAACCTAGACCATTATACAATATCCCGAACGTTTTAAGCGCGAACACGGTTATCTGGGTCGAAGGTGAAAAGTGCGCAGATGCTCTAACACAGCTAGGATACACAGCGACTTGTACCATTGGGGGTGCAGGTATGCTGTCTGAAAACACAGCCAGTAAGTTCGATTTCACGCAACTGCGTAACAAAGAGTTGGTTTTATGGCCTGATAACGATGAGGCAGGCAAGAAATTAGCTCGGATTGTAGAGGCTCAAGCCAAAGAAGCGGGTGCGAAAAGCACGTTAACTCTGCAAATTCCTGCGACAAAAGAAGAAAAGTGGGACGCCGCAGACGCTATTGATGAGGGCTTTGACATTGATAAGTTCATCAAGTCACAGAAAAGCAAAGTCAAAAAGCCAATATCTCTGCTAGACGAAAGCCTGTTGGTCGATAAATACTTTGTCGGATCACCACCTGAACAACATTTCTTGGTGGGTGACACCATTCCGCTCGGAGTTCCCGCAGTGTTTGCCGCGGCAGGCGATAGCGGTAAAGGCATGATGACACTGGATTTAGCCATGAAAGTCGCATCGGGCGCATCTATGCAAAACGCATTCGGTGGCCTCGTAGCAGAGCATGGCGATGTTATCCTAATCACAGCAGAAGACGATAAAGACGAAATGCACAGACGTATCTCGCGCCTTGATCCCAAGAGATACCGCGAGCATTACGATCATCAACTGCGCATCTTGCCACTACCAAACCTCGGTGGCGTGTTTCCAATCATGCAGAAGTTCGACAGTAGCTACCTAATGGGTGCAGAGTTCGAGCGCATCTATGAGCAAATGCTTGAGCTATCGAACCTAAAGCTAATCATTATTGACCCTATGGCATCGTTTGTTCACGCAGATGTAAACGCCGATCCCGCGGCAGGAGCCGCATTCATGGGGCTGTTGGCACAGATGGCAACCGAAACGGGCGCAACCGTTATGGTTAATCACCACATGGCGAAGATCAAAGACAACGATCCAGTCAAAACACCTGAACAAGCTCGTAACCTCATTCGGGGTACATCCGCTATTGTTGATGGCGTGCGTTGTGCATTCTCTGTTTGGTCTGTTGACGAATCAACGGGCAAGCAGCGGTGTAAAGATTTGGGTATAGAGTACACAAGAAACGGTGTGTTCGACGGCGCTGTTGTAAAATCAAACGGGCCAGCCAATCGTGACATACGACACTTCATTCGTAACCCGAACACTGGCTTGTTAGAGGATCGCTCCGTCGATATTAGATCGCTCGCAATGTCCCATACTGTTCGTCAGCGCATGACCCACATCGTTGATTTCGTTCGCATGAGAGAGAACGAAGGACGCGCAGTATCTCATGGCGGTGTGCATGATGGCATATACGCCGCTATCCATGAATCAAGTTCGCCAGAGCCATGCGCAATATACCTGAAAAGCGCAGGCAGAGAGTCAACAATTAAATCCGCAGTGACGGATGCTTGTGAAGCTGGGCTAATTCGTAAGTACACAATGACGGCAGGCGGTTCTGAAAAGTGGCTGGGAACTATGGATGGGCCACTATCTCGTGGTGAATATGAAAGAGAAACGGGCCGGGATAACATATAAGCCGACGATTTGTTCGGGTTAATAAGTTAATCACCGGGCCTACCCGGTTAACTTTTTTCTTGATTGTCGTGGGAGTATGTGGTACATATACCAAGTTCTAGTAAAAGGAGATCGTTATGATTAAAACGTTTGAACACAAACAGCCAACGCTGGAGGCGGCGCAGGAAATGGTTGGAGGTATGGTCGAGATGGTTCGATCACCAACAAATCCTGACATCCAAATCCTTGTTAATGAAGAAGGACTTCTAAAAGGTCTGCCCTTCAATGAAGAAGCAACTGAGCTATGTGGCACAGGTATTGTCGGGAATGCAGTAATTCTCAAAGGCGATGCAAGATGGACGTAGATACCGTTGTTGTATTTGAAAGAATAAAGCGGTGCATAAAAAATGCAAAGCTAGAAGCCGAAAAGGGTCACGATACCCCCACTTTTCAAAGAATAGGGGAGATCGAGGCCCTTTTTGACATACTGGAAAGGAAAGTTAATGGACTATCGAACGTATGAAGAGCTTTATAGAGAACGATGGGAAAAGCAAAACATCATAGATAAGGCTATAAACCCCAAACTTGAGCTTGCACATAAGAGAGCAAAGCGAGACGAGCTAAACAAAATCAACGGGAAGCTAGGTGGACGGCCTAAAATGGCATTATCCAAAGACGCCGAAATGTTAAACAAGCTACTTAAAAAAGAGCTATCTTTAAATGACGCGGCTGACATAATGTCTATAACTGTAGATAAGCTACGGGGAATTAAAAAAAGATATAGGCTTCCTAGACATGAATCTGATTGAGCTACAAGAAGAAGGCATGTTTCAAAAAAGGCTTGATAAAGACCTTTGCCCTAAGTGCGCCCTGCCACTTAAAGAAACACAACTAGAAAACAGTAAGGTCGTGCGACAGTGCGAAGTTTGTAAACTTACTGTATGTTAAGCTATCGTGCGGATGACCGTGACAGTTAAACTGTGGCGCAATTTGGTAGCACGAACCAACAATAACCATACCCGTGTTGACGATTGTTAATATGAAGTCATCCGCGCAAAACCTTTAACAAAAAGATTTAGTAGAAACTAGCGAATTGTTGGGGTTGACTCATATTTTGTTGACCGAATTGTTGTGGCTGATACGGGTTCGACATACCGCCGTAACCGCCATACCCACCCATGCTTTGACCCATTCCATAACCACCGAATTGTTGCGGCTGCGGTTGCGCCTGCTGATACGGATTTTGATACGGCTGATATTGTGGCTGCGGCATTTGATATTGCTGCTGCGGGGCCTGCTGCATACCATAACCCCCATAGTTGTTCGGGTTAGGCTGCTGCATAAAGTTTGGCTGCTGCATCGGGACTCGGTTAAATTGGTTATATCCGCCGCGCGGTTCTGGCATTTGCTGGTAAGGATTGCGCTGGGGTTGTTGCGGAAACCCGCCAAACATTCCCATTCCAGTCGGGCGCATACCACCAAGCCCCATTCCCATTCGGGGTTGCTGACGCATACGTTGCATCTGCTGTTCCATCTGGCTGATCCGGTAATCCTTGTAGCCGCCCGTATCTTCAAAGGCTGTGCGCAACTCGGACAAACGATCCTGCTGTTCTTGGCTCGGAGCCATAGACTTTTGATATTCCATCAACGCCTGATACTGCTCGTTACCCTCAAAAGGATTAGCGGGTTGAAGCTGTGCAGGTTGCG